AATATCATTTGACGGAACAATATCACAAGATATTACGACGAGTGGGTCAATAACGGGAAACGAAATGAAATATTTAGACGGTGGAGTAGCGACGAACATCAAAACAAAAATAGATGCTAAACAAGATATTCTCTCCACAGGGGACGGTATAGATATTACGGGAACAACAATATCATTTGACGGAATAATATCAGGGGATATAACAACGAGCGGCACAATTACGGGAAACGTAATGAATTACGTTGATGGTGGTGTAGTTACAAATATTAAAACCCAAATTGAAAGCAAACAAGACACATTAACAGATGGGGATAATGCGGGTTCAAATATTTCAATTTCAGGAAGCCAAGTGATTTCAGCGACAAACACCACATATACCGCAGCGTCTAATGGTGGTTTATCTTTATCAGGGACTGAATTCAGTTTAGATTTTTCAAATACAAATTCATCAATAACAATTCCACAAGAAGTATTAATAGAAAACACAACAAGTAAATTAAAAATAGCCCCTCCAAATTCAGGGTCAGGTGTTGATAGTATAATAGAAATACAAGGGAGAAGGAGTGGAACAGCAGCACAACAACAAGCACAAATATTATTTGAAAATTTTGATACTGATTTAAGCGATTATAATATTTTAGGAGAGATAAGCGGAATGGTAAGCGACCATACAAATAATTACGGAGGATTAATTTTTTGTAATTATGCCGATGGTTCAACAAGAACGGGGGCATTAACGATGTCTTCGGGGGGAAATTTCAATATGGGAAACGGGAAAGCATTTCAAAATGATTATAAATTAAAAATAAATGGAAGCACTCATTTATCAGGAATGAATTATATTAAACCACAATTGCGTCTTTTTTCTTTTGACCCCGATGATTTAGACGGCACGGAGTGGGGTAATGGTTCTTTACAAAATAACATAGAAACAGATAGAAGATTGGGTGAAAGTTTTTGTTCCACTTCGGCGGGAATTATTACATTAACAAAAAACGGATATTATAGAATTAGAGTATCCGCAAAAACACAGAGCGACGATTATAATGATAGGTTAAGTTTTATGAGTTATCTCCGCATTAATTCAACAGATTACGACGAAGAAGAAGATTACGATTTTTTTGGTTGGACTTATATAAGAAATGAAACGGACGGGGGACACGGGAGCGTATCTTTTCAAGATTATATTTTTTTAAGTAGTGGTGACGAAATATCGGTAAGACATAAATTAGAAACAACAAGTGATAGAAATTTTGATAATACGCTTCCCCGAGCAGATATAGATAATTTCTTGAATTTACAAATAGAACGGATTTATGATACTGACCCCGAAGAATAGCCGACCTAAAAATAATTTATTAAATAATTTATTAAAATAACTACTTAAAAATACCCAAAAATAATAAGTTATTTTAATATAATTATAATTATATTAAAATAACATCATAAAAACGTCAATTATAATAAAATAACTATAATTTTCCACTTCGGGGAGTATTTTCGCATATAATTTATTTAGGAATAAATTTATTATATTTAAAATTGAAATTAATATAAAATAATATATTAAGTAATATATATAATGGAAAAAGAAAAGCAATCACTCATTAAAGAACTTGGAGAAAGCACCGCAAAGTCTTACGCTGGGTCGTATATGAGATTACGAAAAATATTAAAGATGACGGATAAAAGAAAGCCTATTAAAAAAATTCCTATTGATACTATTTTACATCACATTAAAGATGTTGAAAATCCATCTACCGCATACAGCGTATTCGTAATTGCTAAAAAAATATTCTCTTACGCAGACAATAAGGAAAAGTTTGATGAGTTAGATAAAATTATTAAAGAGAGAAAGAGAGATATTCAAGTAACCAAAAATAAAAACCTCACACAATCTTTGCCGACTTATAAAGAAATTGCTGCTGCGGTCAAGAAAGAAACTGACCCACGAAAATATATTACCAGTTTCATAATGTTTAAAATTAATACTCGCAATCAAGACATCGCTCTTGCTGACCTACACTCTCAAAAAAAAGACAATTATGATGAGAAAAGAAATCATCTTATTCTTGACGGCAACAGAGTTATATTTATTCGTAATGTTTATAAGACTGCGAAAAAATACGGGCAGAAAAAGAATATTATCGCTGTTAAAAAGTTCGCTGATATGGTTAAAGAATTACTCGGTGATGCTGAAACAAAACCATTATTCACTCGCAAAAATGGAGAGCATATCACTCCCGCATCTATCGCCTCATATTTAAAAAAATATGTTGTGCTTGGATTGAACGAGGGACAGATTATTAAAGCAGTTCTTAAATATGCTGACGAACAAGGCTCATACGATATGCTGCGAAAAATTTCAGCAAATCGTGGAACTGGTGTTAATGTTCTTCTTCAAGAATATGATGTTTCAAATATCACAGAACCAACCGAAGTTATTACACAGAAGCAAGATGTTAAGCAAACTGTGGAGGCGCAATAAATCTTTTATAACAGCATAAATGGTATGTATTAAATATTATTTTATGTTCCATCGGCACTTCTATACAATAAAATAACGATTTACAAGTTTTGTATTTCTTTTTTTTAAATACTAAATCGTCGTAATTTAGGATTGGTATGCGTTTTAATATTTCTTGCTTCGTTGGGAATAATCCACAATATGCTATTCTGCTTCGCTCGTAATTAGAATACATAACAACTATGAATAATTTATTTACCATTTATATATGCTAAATAAAATATTTATATATTTATACAAACATCATACTCGGTTTAACGGGGGTCGGTGACGGATTGGAAATTGGCGGCAAAGTTGGTGCTACTTTTTTCTCTCTTTTTGTATATTTTCTTTTAGGTTTTTGTTCTGCTGGTTTATCCTCTTCTTTTTGTGAAGCGATGAGTGCTTTATATTGTTTCATCGTGAGTGGTTTATCATCAGGGTCTTCTTCTTGGGCTTTTGTTGGTTTCCCGTTATACAAAGTCGTATCAAGCGTTATTTCCTTTTCCTTTTTGGGTTCTCCCTTTTTCCCTTTTCTTGCTGCGGCAGCATCTCGTAATCTTTGGTCGTTCGCTAATTGTTTCGCACTCCTTTCTTTTTTTGGTTTTTCTTTTACAAGTTTAGACGGAGCAGGAATATCGTCAAACTCTTCCTCGCTTGAACTTTCACTTTCCTCAATTACTTCTATGTGTTCTCGCTCACTTAATTTTTCTATCGGTTTTCTTACGATTTTTTTCTTCGCCATTATATATAATGGAAAATATAAAAAAACTGGAAGAACAGACAGATTTTAATTTGCTAAATGAGAATATTGAAAATATTGTTAATGAAAATATTTATGAAGATGGACGTGATTGGACGCAAGATGAGATTATGCTTTTCGTAAATCAGTTTAGCGAGTTTCAACAAAAAGAAGACGTAGATATTGATATGAATATGCTTGACCCTAATTTTGTATCATTTGAAGAATACAAGAATAAATTTAGCGGGTTTGATGATAAGACCATTAAATACCTATGTGAATGTGAGAATAAAAAACTTGAAGACGCACGAATTCCCCCTCTTATAGTGCGAAATGAAAATGTGACTTTAACGGATAGTTTATCTAATGTAATATATAATGACGAGAAAAGAAGTAAAACAAAAGCAGAATGTAACACAGATTGTGAAGATAATGCTCGGGGAGAAGAAGAAACCGAAGAAGAAGAGGAAGAGGAAGTCACCGTCTAAACCCAAAATGCGGTCGGCATTAGATGTTGCCCGTAATCCACAACCATATCAAATTCCTCTATATATGCCCCCTTTTCCAATTGTGATTAATAATCAACCTAAACAACCAAGCATTCAAAATGCGGTGGCGAATGTTTTAAGAAATTACAACGCTGTAAATTCGGCGGAATTAAAAAGATTACGTGGAGATTTAACAGCATACAGACATGAGCAACAGACAGCATTTAATAGAAGAGTTGCGTATCCAAGAGCAACTGTTAATCTTGGTTCTTTTGATGGGGACAGCATATCGGCAAGTGATATATCGGGAAGTGATATTAGCGATTTGGGTTCATCTACAACAGCCGCCGAAACCGACAGCGATTACGTCCCTTCTTCTTCCTTTTCTTTTTCTAATTCAACAGAAGGTATAAGAGCAAAACAATTAGTAAGAAAAATGTTCGGTTCTTCTTCAAGTGATATTAGTAATGAAATTGCGACAGACGCCGCAATTGGCGAGTTGAGTGATTTTTCTATTGGAAAAAAAAAGGTTTCATTTGGAGAACCTATGGATTTAACATCGGGAGGGGAAAGCGATTTCGCTCCAAGAGCATCACAAAAGCAACGGGCAACTCGTCGGGCAAGAGTTTATGTTGATAATGCTTCTAATCGTAGATTAGGTAGAGTTGGGAAATCTTATTAAAGTATGATATTATTATTCTCTTATTATATTATAAATGAAAATAGTTGAGATTGAAAATAAAGATTTACAGGTTAATAAGGTTGAGATGGATTGTGATAAATGTATAAATGACAAAAAAGGAAGAAGTATTGCTGAACCACTTATGAATACATCACACTTTTACATTATTAATGGAGCAAGTGGTATGGGAAAATCTAATCTTATTGTTTCTCTCTTAAAATCACAAAAAATTACCAAAGATAAAAAAGCGAAACTATCGTATCGTAAGATGTTTGATAAAGTTATATTTTGTATCACCTTCTGCTGCTACAATCAAAGATAATCCTCTTGAAAAAATAGCAGACGACCAAAAGTTTGAAGAACTGAATCACGAAGTATTTGATTTACTGGAAGATATTGGTGATGATGCGGTTGAGGAAAATAAACACAATCTGTTAATTTTAGATGACGTATCTTCGCAATTAAGGACAAGAGAGAATGAGAAAATATTAAATCAAACTATTAAAAATCGTCGGCATAAAAATCTTTCTATATGGATTGTAGGTCACAAAATCACAGACCTCGCCCCCTCGCTGCGGTCAAATGCGAATATGATTTTTCTTTTTAAACCGAAAACGAATAAAGAAGTGAATGCGATACAGGAGGAATATATGTTAATGCCGAAAAAACAAGCAGAAGAGATTTTTGACGCTACTTATAAATCTCGCTATGATTTCCTACTGATAGATACATCGTTAAGAACTTCGGCGGATTTCCGCTTTTTTAGGAACTATAATGAATTGGTTTTTGAAGAAGAAGAAGACAAAAATGAAAACAAAGATTAATATTTTTATTGCTATAATATATAATATGGCGAACTTCCTTAAAAACGTTAAGAAGGCTGTTACTCACGGCGACAGGGCGGGTCATAAGGCTAAACGTGCGGCTCGTCAGTTGAAGAAGGCGAAAAAGCAGGCGAAGAAAGGAAATGTAGCGGGTGCTGAAAAATTTGCTGGTAAAGCATACAAAAGCACAAAACAAGGAGTTAAACACGGATTTAAATCGGGCAAGGCTATGAAACGTGGCGGAAAACAAATCGTTAAAGGTGCGAAGGCTGCTATCGCCCGTAACCCAGCGGGAGTTGCGAAAGCGTTTGTTGAATAAATATATTTGTCTAATATATATGGACGAACTTGAACTACAATTACAAAATAATATTATTATGTATTCACGCCCTACTTACCCATTTGTAGAAGAAATTAACGGATTAAGTGATTGGTATGATGGTGAGGATTGTTTTCATCAAGAGAATAAAATTCGCTGGGTATTAGATGCGATAAAGTTAAGAAGAGATATAAATATAGAGAGGTTGGATTGTGAATGGCGATTTTTGGTTCAAGATATTAAAGGCAATTTTGTCTTTTAATGAAAAGTTTAGGAATATAATTTTTAAAACAATTAATTAAAAATTTATTTAAAAATTATTTTCTACAAATAATATATATATATGGATTACATTTGTGAGCGATTTAATGATGATTATTATTATCAAAGATATATAGTTGATGTTGCTTTTTACAGTAAAAAGTTTGATTGCGATAAATTAAAAAAATATCTAATTACGAAAAGCAATAATATATTTATAATGACTGGAAATGGTAGATTATGTGCTGTTGTTGAATATATTGAAAACACTAAAAATATTTTACATAATAAAATTGTGAATTATTTAAATTGTGTTGAAAAAAAACCAAGAACGACGTATTTTTTGAATGTTATAGATATATTGGGTATGAATTACGAACCACATAATCCATTTGATTATTGGTTGTCGCAATCTATGTATTTGATTGAGAAGCGTGGTAAAAAATGGGATTATACATTTTATATGAAACATATTGATGATGATTTTGTAAATAGAATACATAACACAAATTATATTGATTATTTTAGAAACAGCGAAACACACGAGAATATTCAAGAGTATATACAAATTAGAAAGGGGGAACGAAAACATAAACAGAATACAGAGTTGATGAAAAAAGAATTAGACAAAAATATATTTATTAATATGATTAATACCCTTTTTAGATTTACAAAAAATAAAAGTGATTATTTATCCAAACGAGTTGTGTGCGATTTGCTGGATTTGGATTATAAAAGTAAAGGGGATATTAAAAGATTAAATATTATACTTACTGATTATGGTGTAGGATATGATAGAAAGAAGATGATTAATAAAGAATGTGGTGTATTTACTTATCTTCTTTTAAAATAGAACATTAGACATTAGACATTAGACATATGATTTGTGATTTATGTATTAACCTTTTAAGAATATTTCAAACTTTCACTTTTTATTTTTGTATTTCTTGATTATAGAATAAATAT